AAAGGCCCTACGGGGCCTTTTTTTATGACTGACAAGTCGTATAAGATCTTTTAGAAATATTTTTTTATTTTTATCCTGGCCGACCATGTAAATGTAGCAGGCCTGTAATCTGCAGAACTGTGGTTAATGGCGACGTTATATTTTTGGGCAACAAAAGTAGGCGGGGCTTAAAAAGTTTGATGTATATGTATTGGGTGCGGCTAAAAAAATTGCAGTAAAAAAATTTATGCTAAACGTATAGAAATCTGTAATAACACATGTTAAGCACAAAACAACTGCTATAACCAACATGCCCCGCGGACAAGCACTCTATTCAACCATCAAGCATAGTGAAGCACTGTGTGATCTCAGCAGTAGTGAACTATCAATCAGAATGTGATCAACGTGAAGCAGTGTGGAGCACAGTGGTCTACAGGGTGGACTGTTGCAAAACAAATGGCGATAGCAAAGAGCTATTTGATTGTATCTGTCGCGGCGAGATACAACTCACTATGGTCAACTGTGGCACACTGTGGATCAACGTACCCACATGTATATAAAGGTCAACCACCAAGCACCAGTGCATAGTATAAAAATAAAGGATTCTAACTTATCGTGTTGCATAGCAATATTTATTGTTAAAACTCAGCCACAGTGATATGGAATTCAGCACAGTTATGCAGTGACATCACATCAACAGTGCGTGTGTGTATAAATTCATCTAGACACTGCTGTGTGACGCTTAAAATAGGACTGCGACGCCAATCTTCTGTAGTGAACTGTTTGCTAGGGAACCAGTTTATATTACTGCTACACCCTGTGAGTACAAGCATGGAGAGAACGGTGAATATGAGTCTATACTGTACAACACTGTGGAGCATAACGTTATTTAACATTCGACATGGTGGTGAATAGTGGCCCATAGTTAGAGTCCCTGCGAGAGCTGGAAAATGCACGTAAGTGTATTTTCCTTTAGCGAGAAGGCAAAGCCGTATACAGAACTATAGTGCATTGTGCTAACAGGTTTCTATACGTTGTAAAAAAGTCCCGCAAATACACAAAATATAAATTAACCGCCGCACATACAAACTATGCAATATAACCGCCACATACAAAAATCGCTAATACAAACTGTGCAATATAAACACCCCTGCAAAAAAATTTTCGCATACAAAAGATGCAATATATGACCCCCCGGCTTAAATACTATTATGGAACTGTTGATCAAAGCAATCATAGGCGGAATCGTTATTGCCACTGTTAGCACAGTGAGTGAACGTTATCCTACCATAGGTGCTTTTATGTTGGGCATACCTTTGGCCACATTTGCTTCATTTATATTCATGTACTATGCAGGAGTTGATGTAAACACATTTAAAACAGTCAGCATACACACAGTTTACTTTGTGTTGGTAAGTTTGTTGTTTTTTCCTGTGTTTGTATTGATGTTATCGCATTATGGATTTTGGTTATCAATGTTGTCCGGCACTGTCATATCCGGAACACTTATGTTAATATTATTAAAGTTTTTGTAAATACTGTTACAATGAGCAACATATTTCATCTAGCAATACCAGGAGGCAATTTATCAATAACTGTGCCTTTCTATGTGGATGTGCTAGGATGTGCTTTAGGTCCAGCAGAAGAAGGTAGATATCAAGACATTGACTTTTGGGGCAACGAATTAACACTGCACGAAACAGCACCAAGAAACAGCAAACATGATCACCCTGAACGTGAACGACATGCAGTAGACATGGGCATTGTGTGTATACCTCACTTTGGTATACATTTACCTAGAGATGTGTTTGATGTAGTTAAAGCACGTATAGAACAAAACATCAACTATCTAGATCGTCCTTATGTGAGATACGAAGGCAAAGACACAGAACAAGAAACATTCTTTATTGAAGATCCTAATTATAATGTGTTGGAAATTAAAACTCTAGTAAACGTTTAACAAGCAGGACAGTTTCTTATTTGATACAGCCAAAAAGGTTTAAGCTCTAAACCAAACAACAGATTATCACCATCTATCCATTGGCCAACTGCATAAGGAATTAATCCTACCAAAACAAATACTACTACAAGTGCTAGTGTTTTATTTTTGATGCCTAAGATCATATACAAACTCTTTGCCAATCATTTCGCAAGTCCAAACGTTACCACTATATTTTTTAAAAGTCATCTTTATAGAATTCTCTAATAGCATTTGGATATCACCATTTGGAAGACGCTTCCATACTTCTGCTTCAGATGAAACTCCTGTATCTGTACATGTGATCGTAACCATTTCTAATTCGTTTTTACCAATATTCATAGTGTTATAATATACTATATTTTATATTTGTCAACTATAATTGTTTCAACTTAAAATTAATACAATCAAACTTGTTTTGAAATGTAAACACTGCTTGTTGTCTTGTTGGCCATTTAGCACTAGGTTTCTTTTGTTGGAAGTACCAACCGTACTTGCTGTCACAGTTTTTATCACACCACTCAATGATTTTCATACTGATGTCTTTGGTTAGTTCTGCTTTGTATTTAAAAGATTGATTGTAGCCACAACCCTTGCGAATGAGTCCGTTATTTTCTAAACGACAATCATCGAACATCCAATCTTCCATCATTTGATTAATTATATTCTTTTTTATTTTTCTTTTTATAGGATATGTGCTAACCATACCTAACAATTATTATCTGTAAATAAAAGGATCCTGCTTACGTAATTTTTTTATTTTCTTACGATAAGCTCTCCAAATTTTAAAGTCCATCCATTTACTTTTAAACCAATTAATTATAAACATGTTGTTTTTCCTTTTGTGTTATTTATTAATGTAAGCACGATATTCTGACACTTCTGCTAATTCTGGAAACGTATTTGAAAATGTTTCGTTTCTAAATTCATCTTTACGTCCAGTCCAACTAATAAATTTCATCCAATCATAATATCCATCTACATCTTGATTCATGTAATCAACAAATGTTTTTACATTTGGATTAGGATGATCTTTTAATCTTTCTGATATTCTTCTTTTGGCCACGTGCGGTAAACATTGTACATTATAATGATCAGGATAATGTAAACTGTTTAAGTAAACACCAAGCCCAAATTCTTCTGCCCATTTAAGAAATTCTGGAATGTAGTAAACATTGAATATGTTAATAGTGTGACAGATGCCAACTGTAAATTGTTTGCTCTGTTTGTCTTTGAATGCTTGTAATACTTCTAATGCTTTATTCCATTTAGCAGGATGTCTTTGGTATTCAAACTGATCACCTATACCATCTATTGAAAACTGTACATCAACAGATTTAAAGTGTGGCCATATATTTTCTAGTGCATCGTTTGGTAACTGTGTTCCGTTTGTGTTATAGTGAATGCCTATATTTTTTGAATAACCCTTTTCAACACAGAACTTCAGCAACTCAAATTGTTCTTTGATCATAAACGGTTCTCCACCAGTAAAGTCGATATACTCTAATGTTGGTAACAGTTGTTCTAGCTCTTGCCAAAATGTTTTATTTGTTTCAGGCCAGTTGTGTCTAACATGATTATGATCGTCATCGTTTTTATTATCTTCTTTATCATATTGCTGTTGTTCTGTGATCCATTTTGAACTAGAATGTGTTCCACATATACGACATTTTAAATTGCAAATATTTCCAAGTTTTAAATCCAAATATTTTATCTCAGGATTTTCTATTATATCTTCTGTTATGTGATGTTTGAATCTTGCATTGTCTCTAACACGTTTTGATGTTTTACCACTTGCTTCTTCTTTCCAACACCTTGTACAACCTTGTGGTTTTTTACCATCTAAGAATTCTTGTCTTAGATTTCTATAATATTCGCTGTGCCAAGCATCATCAAGAGTATTTGCTTTTAAATTAAACTCTTGCTTATTCTGATCAGTCATGTTAATATTATACATACAGCAAGGTTTTACTAGTCCAGCCGCACCGGATTCTAGTGATATCCAAGGTAGTATACAAAATGATTTAGGAACTTGCATAATAGTATTTAACATAGCACAAAAAGGACAAAATGTCTATACAAGAGAATTACACAAAATACAAAGAAGAACTAGAATTACTTACTGATAATATGGACAAATATCAGTATCTAATTGACCTTGGTTCTCAAAATAGTATGCCTAGCGAATATAGAATTGAAACTTTTATAGTACCAGGGTGTATGAGTCAAGTATGGTTAGTACCAAAATACGATAACAGTGTAATAACATTTATGGCAGATTCAGATGCTATGATTACAAAAGGTGTTGCTACAATGATTGCTAATATTTTTTCAAATGCAACTAAAGAAGACATTCAAAAAGTTAACATAGACGAGTTAATAATGGGATTACAATTGACTTCAATCCTCTCACCAAACAGACGTAACGGTGCTTACAATATGTTTGGTAAAGTAAAAGAATATGCCAACAAGTTATCTTAAGATTGCTTGTATTGGTTGTTCGTGGACACAAGCCATAAACACCACCAACGCAGAAAAAATTAAAGAAGTTGAAGGTAAGTCTTATCCTTTTTTATTATATCAAAAATTAAAAAATAGATATAAAAATATAAAAGTATATAACTGTGGCATTGGTGGGTCAAGCACAAAGATACACAAACATGTTTTTGAATATGTAAATAAAGTCATAAAGCCAGACATTGTTATACATCAAATTACTGATGTTGGACGAGCAGAAATTTTTAGCGGTGGTATAGAACTTAATCATGCTTTTGTTATGAAAAATAATACAACTGAAAAACCACTTAACAAATTATCAGATTATAAAAGATTAAAGATCGACTATCAAAATGCTATTGATCCAAATTATTATTACATTGAATTTGATTACAAAAACTGGATAGCACTTCCTATACTTGATGGGCATAATCTCAAATTAGAATTTCCGTGGACAGCAATTAATCCATTTGCAAAACAACAAATCAATCCTGTAAAAAATACAAAAAGAAAAGATAATGAAAGTATTGATAATATCTATATAAATTATTTTAAATCGCAAAACACATTAACGTTTCAACAATTTAAAAATATATGTTTGTATAAAAATCATGTCGAAAAACATTCGTTAGCCAACCAATTAGATTATATTGCTGACATTGATTATATTTTAAATTCTAATAAACCTAAAAAGTTTTCTTTCTTTTGGCTTGACAGCTCTCAAAAAATATACAACTCAAACAAGTCTGCAAATAAACAAAAAGCATTTAACACAACAACCATAGAAACAGTTTTTAAAGAACAAGAAAAAGATATAAAAAAATATGCTATAGATACATATCTTCATCTAGATGCTCACGGGCATGACATAGTTTCAGATTGGATCATTAACAACTTAGATTCTACAGGAATATTAAAAAAATGAAAATTGCTTGTATTGGTTGTTCATACACACAAGGAATAAAACTTGACGAACATAAATCATATCCACAGATATTATACGACATACTAAAAAAAGATATACCATCAGTGGAAGTATACAATTGTGGCATAGGTGGATCTAGTTCTAAAATACACAAAGTTATGTTTGAATGGGTTGAGAAAAAAATTAAACCAGACTTAATTGTATATCAAATTACTAACGATTGTCGTACACAAATAATACACGATAACGATATCGACACAGCATTTGAAACTAACAAACAACAACACAATTACTACACTGTTGACATACCAAACAACACATGGGCATGCCTACCATTGTATGCTTACTTAGGAACAGTGTTGCCAAAATCAATAGGATTTAAAAACTCAAACTCAGATGACCAAGCAATAAAAGATTTCTATAAAAAATATATTGAATCAAAATCTATAATGACATATGAGCAATTTTTATCTATGTGCCTGTACAAATATCATTACGAAACAGCATCGCCTGTTAATTGGTTAGACTATATTGCTGACAACGATTTTATTTTTAAATACTGTAAAACAAAAATAATTCCTTTGTTTTGGGAAAAACAAACAGCAATTGATTACAATAAGTATATGCAACACAACAAAAGACCAACTGTTGATATTACATGTGCTGAAGATATCTTTATAGAGCAAAACAAACGTATAGATGACTTTGCTTTAGATACACAAAGACATTTAAAAACACAAGGCAATGAAGTTATAGCACAGTGGATAAAAGGAAAAATATAAAATGAAAATTGCATGTATAGGTTGCTCATGGACAGAAGGTGTTGAACACACCGGCAATACAATACAAAAAGAAGAAACATATCCTTATGCATTATACCTTTGGTTAAACAAAAAAGGAATTGACAATACTGTTTACAATGCAGGTAGAGCCGCCTGTGGAATTGCGTTCTATCCATTTATGGCCGATTACTTGTTAAGCAAGTTTGATCCTGATGTGTTTGTAATACAAATCACAACACACGATAGAAGTATGTTGATGTTAGATCCAACGTTAGATGAAGAAAAGCAAATGAAGTTTGGTTGGGATCATGATGACAACAAATATTATAAGATATGGGATAACAACACCAACTTGGTTCACCTAAGTCCTGGCATAGGAGCAAGTGCTAGTAAGCATAGCGATGTCGATCAGTGGAATCCTTTTGTAGAGCATTTATGGAAAACAAGAATAAAAAATAGGGTCACTCCTGAACTAACATACGATGCATTTAAAAATTATGTAGCAACTTGGTGGGAACAATCTAAAGATTCAAAGTATCAAGCATATTATTATTATCAACAAACATATAATCTAATTGATCAATTACAAGCACTTGGTAAAAAAGTTATTCCGTTTTATTGGATTAATTACAAGCCAAAATTAGAAACAAAAATGTTTCCTATTAGACAATTTCCATCTGTTGAAAATTTGTTTAGCAATAAAACTTTTAAAAGTTTACAAATTGATAATGGTTACCACTTTGGTAAAGAAGGTAACACTAGACTTGTACAGGAGTTCTTAGGTCAGCAAGTTCTGGAAACAATGAAATAAAATTTTCTTTACGCAGTTTATCAACCATATCAGTTCTTTCCCAAAACTTTGGTATCAAATGCTGTAAGTCTTTTTCATACATGAAATGTATTAGTTTGTCGTAACGTTTTTCTTTGTTGTTGGTGTGAGTATCAAACCAGTCTTGTTCTTTGCGATATCTTTCTTCTAAACGTTTTTTAATTTCTAATGGCAGTATCTGTATTGATAATTCTTCCGGCACAAACAACGGATTGATCAAACTGCCACCCACAGCATCAACCCAACCTTTTTGTATCCATTCATGATGAAAGTCTGGTACATGGAAACTATTATACACATTTAAACAAGTTGCAAGGAACACGTATACATCCGGGCATACTTCAAACATGCGTTTTCGATTTTCTTCAACCTGTTCCCAAGACTGTCCTTTGCGTAAGTATTCTCCTTGTTTACCCATACCATCTAATGATGCTCCAATTTTAACTGACTCAAAACGATTCCATATCTCCATGACATCAAGACCTTTGAAAACCATTTGTGAAAAATTTGTGTTGTATTTTAATCTCACATGATACATTTTACGTTCATCAAGTTTTTTAAGAATTCTATAATGCTCTTCCATAATAAGTGGTTCACCACCAGCAAAGTATATTTCTTCTAAGCCATCCATATATGGCTCAACCTTTTTCCAAAATGTTTCTTCGTCTTTGTATGGTCTTATAATCTTTGGATTTTTTATTGGGCCATACAGTTTAACGTTGTCATCATACCAACTTGATGATAAATCAGGTCCACAGGTTCTACACTTAAAGTTACATAAGTTTGAAAATCTAAAATCAATATAAGGCAAGTTAATTTTTTCAACTGTACCATCTTCTTTTGTAGTTCCTATCTTATCAAAATGATTTTCAAATGCTTCGTTGGCCCAAGTCCTTGTGGTATTCAATCCACTGTTCTCCATAGAGTAACAACGAGTACACTCTTTGGTTGGCTTGTCGTTAATCATAGCCACACGCATCTTTTTAAGTTTTTCTGAATTCCATATTTCTTCAAATGATTGATCTTTTAAGTTACCAAGTATTTCATCCATTGGTGCCATACAGCAAGGCAACACTCTGCCATCTGGCCATGAGTGCAAGTGCGTCCAAGGTAACATACAAAAACGCTTTGACTTTTTTAATGCGTAATCTTTATCCATGTATTTGTTTGTCTATATAATCTATCTGGTTTGGTATCTGTGTGTTTATTAATTTAGTTTGATTGTGTGATAATATACTTTGAACTTTATTAGAATTTAGCCAACTGTTTACATCTTCTAAAGGTGTTTCTATAATACGTCTCAAGTTGTCATTGACCAGTCTATCAAAACGTTGTGGGTAGTCAACATAATCGAAACTGTAGTTGATCATATCAGGAAACATCTTAATGCCAAAGAATTTTTCTAAATGTTTGCAAGTGCCTTTTGATCCTAGTATCATAAAAGGACTTTTATACAATATTGGTTTCCAAGTTTTTTCTGTAACAAATATACTTGTATCACTGATGATACTTTCGTTTACAATATCAAATACAGATTGTCTATATTGTTCTGGCAGTATTTCTTGATTACTTTGTTGGTCGATTGATTTAGCATTAAAGTCTAACAATAAGTCTTGTCCTTGAAAGTTTTCGTTAGCCATGTGTTTTGTATTTGCACCATACCTATTTAGATATGTTATGTATCCTTGCTCATTCCAACCATTTGAAAATAGTTTTTCAACCATTCTAAATCTGTGTGGCTTTGCCGCGGCATTCATACAAATATAATGTTTATACTTGTTGATCATGTGCTTCTTTTTAATTTTGTGTTTGTTAAAATGATCGATTGTTCTTTGTAACAAAGTGTAAGGAAAATAAACACAATGTCCTATTACTGGTTTTTCTTTACGGCTTTTACACCAACGTTCATAATTTTGTTTTAAGTTGGCATCACACATCACTAGTATAACTTTTTTACTATCATAGTTTCCAAGTATACCATGCAGTTGTTCTAAAAAAGTATCTGGTTGTTTGAAATGTATTTCACCTTCGAATGCATTTGAAATAACAATGTATGGCTTATCTTTTTGATTTGTGTATTGGTTGATTGTGTTTTTTAAGTCAGCCATTCCACGATCACGTCCACAGTCAAAATCGTAAACTATGTATGTGCTATTGTTATGATCTATTTGTTGGGGCATGTTTCTTTTCCATATGGTTTAAAATGTTTCCAGCAATATTTTTACTGTATCTTTCTACAGACACCGGCCAAATGTTAACAGTTGAAAAAACATCTTGCGGTGTTAAGTTATGATATAACCAACTGCTTAATTCATTATGTTGCCAAGCACCAGACATTTCACTTTCTAATTGTCTCGGTCCCCACACAGCATGACCCAAACATATCTTGTATTTTTCAGGTCCGGTGTTGTTTGCAATTGCTGTAAGTATATGACGGTTGGTTGTCATGGATATACCTGCACACACTGGTGCAGTATCTCTGTCTAAATAATCATGTGAGTGTAAAACAAATATTTGATTTGTGTTAATTGGGCCGCCATAATACACAGGTGTTTCGTGCATATCAGGTAATAATGATATTCCCATGTCATTAAACAAATCACTTAAGATAATTGTTTTTGCTGGCTTATTAAATATAATACCGCCTGCTCCTTCATCGTCGTGTTTGTACATAGCCAATGTTGAGTGATAGAATCTTGGATCAGCAAGATGTGGCATTGATATCAACATCTTTCCTCTAGTTTTACTAACATGTGGTTGTACATCATTTAACATATAATATTACTTATCATTCAATTTATCTAATAGATCTTGCCATTCTGATCTATGTTTTCTTGCAAAAAAATGTTTGTGGTTGTGTTCTATTTTGTCCCACACACTCCAATATGCTTTGTGCAATTCGTTTATATCTTTTGTACACCATTTTTCAATGTTGCCCATTATAATTGATAATCGTTTTGATCGGTCAGTAACATTATCATATGATTCGTCAAACAGTTCTGGAAATGTTTGATATCCTTGTTCTTGCAAATATCTCAAACACCCTGGACCACTAGTTATAATAAATGGATGATAGTTTACAAACGGCATATAAGTTTTTTCAGTAATGAATAAGGGAGCTCCAGGATTAGATTCAAACACAGTTTCAGTTACAAAACTAAAATATGTTTCTGTAAAATGTTCCTTAACCAACATGCGTTGATTCATGTCGTCACCAATGTTATCAGCATCATAATCTAATATGATTGGCGTTTTCGTTTTTAACCATTCTTTGCTGTATTCATCAATAATATCGTGATAATGTTTTTGTGTATCAGAAATGTAACTATCCAAATTGCCAATGCTATCTGGCGTAAAGTATCTATTTAAAAAACTGTGTATGGTTTGATCTTGCCAACCTCGTCTATATATTTCACTCATAATATAAATTCTATGTTCTCTTGGATTTGCATTTTTACATAAAAACTTATGTGAACGTATATGATTGCGATCTAATTCTTTTGGATCAATTAATTCTTTTTCAGCATCAACACCTTTGCGTTTATGACTCATAAAGTATCTTAAATCACACTCGTGTTTGTAATTTGTTTCAAACACATTAAAAGGATACATAGTAAATTTTTGATCTTGGCCTAAGTGTCTATGAAACAAATACTTTTCATAATTGTGTTCAATTTTTAAATCGCCATATACCATTCTTACTTTTTCAAACGGTATACCTTTGTCATTGATGCTCCAAGTAATATCATCTAAGAATCTTGGCATTGACAAATGAAAACCTTCTGATGGAAACCAAATCAATAATCTTACATTGTTATTTGGATCACGCAATAAATTCAACACATTATCATCAATGTGATGAAAAACATTTTCATAAAAGAAAGCCAAGTCTATCCATTCTGGTTGTATATGATAATATGTAATTTCTTTTGGATCAATGTTTTCAACAGTTAGTTGTTTCCATTCAATACCAACTACTTCTAACATTTTTTCTAAGTAGTAAGATTTAACATTGCCATATCCATTAGGATCCATTTTACGTTTGTGTGGAGGTACACTATTTGAAATAGGCACGTTGTTAATCCAGGTTTGATATAATAAATTAATCATTTTGTTTTATCCATGGCATAATTATTTCGTCACAAAAATGATTATGAGCTTCTGGTGTTGGGTGTCCAACCATCATTGATCTATTAAGTACTGGATCAAATCCAATACCAGTTGGGGGTGTATTGGTTTTATCTTCTTCTAGTTTTCCATGATGACCATGGTCCAGCATCCATTCTGCCATACCGCCTTCTTTGCCATGGAACCAAAAGTTATTCCAATCAACAAGTCTACGTGATTTATCAACCAAGTTAACATTATAACCTTTTTCTTTACAGTCTTGCCAACCATAAAAACAAAACAACGGAATGTTGTTGATTTTACAATACCATTGCAATCTTGCAATATGTTCATAACTCCACATCAACCTTTGATCAAAACTAATTATTCTATTAATTTTATCTACTAATTTACCAGCATACGATCCAAATTCAAACCAGTTGTGTCCTCGGTCTGTTGTTCTTAGTAAAAGTATTTTTGAACTGTCGTACCACAATCGACTTGGATCAGTACCAGCATGTTTTTTATCATTTAATAATTTTTGAAATCTTTCTTGATTTTCGTTCTGATCAACAATTAATTCTAATCTGGTCCAACCAGAGAATTGTACCATGCAGACTTTTGGTCCTTGTGTTTTTTCTAATTTATCAATAGTACAACGAACTATGTATTCTTGTCCTACACCGCCTTCTGCAATATTAGTAATAGTATAATCATTAGATAGTTTATTCTTTAATATATTTGCCCAACTGTCTGGATCATGTGTGAACGAACATCCACCGGCTATAATATTAATCATTTAATAATCCTTGTACTATCTCTTTTGCAAAATGCTGTTGTGCTTGTGTTGTTGGATGACTGCCTGGGAATTGTTCGTATCCATTATCCGTACACCATTCTCTTAGTCCACCGTAGTTGTTGTGGAACCACCAAGTTGACCAATCAACCTGTTCCCAAAGATGCACAGCATTTTCAAAACTGTTAACAATTAATTCTCCGTGTTCGTTTGAATTATTTCCATCGTGATTGTTTTTTCCTGTGAATATATCTTGCCAACACATGTTAACTAATTTTAAATTATGTGCTTTGCAATACCACTGTATTTTTAATATATATTCTAGTGTTTGAATAAATTGTAACTCTTCGTTGTGAAAGTTTGTGATATACAATTTCATATCTTGATTTAATTCTTTGCTGTCAAACTCCCAATGACCAAATCCGCCACCGCTTTTTACCCAATTAGAAGTTTCGTGTGTTTGCCATTTGCCTGTGTATGGTTGATTTTGAAATCCACCATTACCTTTCATGTCTTTGTAAATTCTATCATAGTTGTTTGATTGTTGATTGTAAAACAATTCAAAACGATTTGGATTTGACCACATCACTGCTACAGTTGGGTTATTGTCAACATAATGAGGAACAGTAGCAATTAAGTTTCTACTAATCAAACCATTACCACTGGCCATTTCTGCACAGTTAATTACCTGCCAATCTTTAATATGATTTGGCCAAGCAATGTTTGGTTCAACAGCATGAGCTGTAAAACTACATCCTGATGTTATTAGATATCTGTTCATATATAACCTTATGATACTTGGTTTGCCAATCAGTGTCAAGTGCTAACTGTTGATTGTGAAGCATTTTTTCTTCTACTGCTTTTACATCAACTGCAATTTGATCCAATGGTGTGTTACAAAATTTTAGTATTTCATCTTTGGTATTATTTGAATAATCAAATATTTCATCATACAATTTAAATCCATATGATTCCAATGCTTTGTAGTATGCAGATGGGTCGCCAACTCCGTAATATAAAAACAATTGTAAATTTAATATTGGCTTCCATGTTTTTTCTGTAAAGAATACAGTATCATCTTCGTGTGTTTCGTTGATTATATTCAACCAACTGTTGGACATTAAATCTTTTGGAACTATTTTATCATCTTTAACCAAATCGTCTACTTCTATATCTAGTGTTATAGACTCAACTTTTTCATTAGTTGTATTATATACGTTAACTAAACTAATATAATTGTCCATTAGTCTATTTTCTTTACAAAAATTTACAAAGTCTACACGCATAGGTTTCGCCGCACCATTTAAACTCATCAAATGTTTATTACGATTATAATTAAACTCTTTTACATATTCGTACTTGCGTTGCAGTGTCAAAAAATAAAATGGATATGTGTATCTATTTTTTATAACATATGATTGATTACTTTTGTTGCACCATCTATTATATTGTTCATTAAAATTTATGCTCGGCATAATGATGTGTACATCATTTTGATCTATGTTGTTATCTTGTAAACGTTTGTGTAGCATTTCAAAAACAGGCAAGTCATCTTCTAGCGAAGGTCCTGGTAAGTCTGATTCAGTAAGCTCTTCGATAACAAATGCACACGGCTTGTTATTTTCTTTGCAAGTATGATATTGAGGACTGTGTGCAATCATTAATGGTAGCGGGTCACCTACAAATAATCCTTCTCTTTCTCCATTATTACTTGGAGTATATCTCCAGTAAGGATAACTGTTGTATAACATTTTCATTGCATCAATCCTTTTACTAGTTCTATGTGTGTTAGCACACGACTCTGTAGATGTGCGTAATTGTATACAGCAGTTTGTAACATATCAACAGGAACTCCATCCTTGCATAATTTTTCTACTTGGTCAATTGCCAAATTCATTCTCTTATATGCATCAGGTTCTTGATCATACGATTCATCTATGTATGGTGCAAACGTTTTGTATCCTTGTGCTTGTAATTCTTTCAAGTAATACTGTGTTGACAACATTATAAAAGGATGACTATTAATACTTGCTTTGTAAGTTTTTTCAGTTGGAAAGAACTGTGGATTGCAATTGTGTGCACCACTGTGTGTTTCGGACACAACACTTAGATAGGTATCAGCAAATAATTTTTTATCAAATGGATATCCACTAAAGTGTTTACCATATAAGCCTTGATCAACATTATCTTTATCTAATGGGTGTGGCCAATGTTTGCAAAATTTTTCAAAATCTTTTTCTGACAATATGTCTGATACATGCGGATAGTAATCTTTTAGAAATGGAAAGTGTCGTTCATCTTCTTCTGTTCTTGTAAGAGTGACTAACCCCTTGTTCATTAATCTACGTTGCCAATAAAGTGCAACTTGTTTGATTCTCATAAACTTATCAGGTTTACCATTTAATGATAAAAAAGTTCTTACAGCATTTTTGGTTTTGGCTTCTTGTGGAGTAACGTGGTCACATACTTTTTGTTCAATAATTTTTCTGTATGCATCAACTTCATAATACGGAAACGTAATTATATTAAATGGTTTTAGTTTTAAATTATGTTTCTTGGCAATTACTTTGTGTGTTTCTTTACCTAAATCTGTTGAGTAAAAATAATAAATGCTTTTTGGATCAACAGTATGATAGTCAACTAAATCGTGTCCTAACAGTATTTGTTTTTCTACATGTTCGTCATGTGCAAATGCAGGTTCACGCATATAACATATTGCTAGTTTTTTACCACCCATTTTGATTGCATTAGGTACACCATGATTCCAAACGTCATGTTTTATAAAAGGATAATCAATATCACTGCCATAAAAGGCTAATTCATAATGTTCGCCAATATCAACAAATTGGCTTATTGATTCTTCTTTAACATATTGTCCAATGATTAATGAAGTCATAGTAATAATTTTTCAATCCGCGGTATAATAATATCTTCAGCAAATTTATCATGGTGTTCTTTTGTAGGATGGTTGCCATCAGCAAAACCTGGATCCCACATTTCATCTATACACCATTCTGCCATGCCACCTGTTTTTTTATGAAACCAAAATTGTTTCCAATCAACTAATGATATATCTACATCCATGTTTGATAATTCATCTTTCCACCAAAAGTTTAACATTGGTATATGATTAAGTTTGCAATACCATTGTGTTTTTGCTATGTGTTCTAAACTTTCAATAGCACTTTGTTGTTCGTTGTAAATTTTTCTGTAAGGATCAAAGAGATGTTTTTCGACAGCATCATTATCTGAAACCTTGCTGTCAACACCGTTGCCTCCGTTTTTAATCCAATAACCGTATTGTGATTTATCTACATATGGTGATCCTTCTTCTAATCCAAAATTGTGATCACTTAAAAATGCACGTCTATGTATGCCACTCCATTGACAGATTAAAATGTTACGTTGACCTTTTAATTGTTCTAATTTTGTTATTGCTTGTCTTGAAATGTAATCTTGGCCTGCGGCACATGAAGCCACATTATGAACTTGCCAAAGTTCTTCTAACTTACCAACCCAAGTCATTTCTGAGTTGTAAGTGAAACTGCACCCACTTGTAATCACATTGATCATATGCTTATTATACTACCATTTCTTTTGAAAATCAAATGTTTTATAGAATATGATCGGCCAGTTTGTGGTCAATCATCTGTTTGGCTGTAAAGTATTGATCACTTGGTGTGTTTAATTTTTTACGAACATCTGCTAAACTATATCCAGTTGCTTCACGCAGTATGTTCAAACAACGCATTTCGCAGTTGTTGTTTTCTTTCATTTGTGATCTCATGTCATGCATCTTAGATTCCATTGCATCTGAATGTTGATGATTCATTATGCCTGTGTTCTTGCCAATATATCTTTCGCCCTGTTTACCACTAGCAAATACCAATAGTCCTGCACTCATAACAGCACCTATACCAATAGTTGAAATATGATGGTAACTGTTTTTCATTACATCAATTAATGCAAATGATTCATACAGATCTCCACCAATGGAATTAATGTATAGTTTTAATGTTTTTTTAGGTTTTCTATTTAAATTGGCTGACATTATCCATTTAATAGTTTCAGTAACGTTTTCATTAGCAATTTCTCCAGTCAGATAGTGTATATCATTATCATGCAAATGAGCGTCTATTCTATCTGCGGCTATGTACTGATCATATTTTTTCATTGTTTAATACACCTACATACGTATTTATTGATTTACGTTATATATGCTGTTAAACTGATTTACTTTGATTTGGGTGGATATGTAGCATTTTTCATGCCAGCACCAGCAGTAAATTTAGGACCTTTTACAGGACCGTATCTTTTGTTGGTATTGCTGATTTTTCCACCAATCTGTGCGTCCTCAGTTTTTGGTTTTTTCTTTTTACGAGCAATCATACCAATTCCACCAGATTTGAACCCGTTTCCGTTGCCCATACCAGTAGCAATTGACCCACTAAATGTTTCGTCTATGTCTTTAATTTTCATAACAAAGTTATTTATGTTGTTTTAATGGCTTATTATTATATACGCATTTATCTTTATACATAAATATTAATAACGTAGCAGTTAAAGGATAAAGATGGCATACAGTACACCAACATCATACAATAGTTCTACAGGGAATGGAATGCAAGTAGTCTCTCCGTCAAACGTATCAACTCCCAACAGTAACTATGTAACATCAAAAACATATCGCGGATTTAGTTCTAACAATCCAAATGCTCGTAATGGTGTATTATATGATGCCGATCTTATTAAACAAGACATTTATAATCATTTTATGACTGCTAGAGGTGAAAGAGTTATGATGCCAAAATTTGGTAGTATAATTTGGGATTACCTCTACGAGCCTTTGGACGAAACCACAAAACAGATTGTTGAACAAGATGCTAAAGATATTGTAGGATCTGATCCTAGAGTTAGTTTACAACAAGTTGATGTTATAGGTTTTGAACACGGAATAAGATTAGATGTAACTTTGCTATTGGTTCCACAAAACATGGTAGAACAAATGACAATAGAATTTAACGTAAGCCAAGCAGGCGCTGTGTCTGGAAGCGGTGGACTATCATCTGGCACAAGTGGATCAACTGGCGGATCAAGTAGCGGCGGCGGTGGTTCTAGCGGAGGCGGAGGTTATTAATGGGACAATTAATTAGACAATCAAACTTATTTGCGGCAGAAGACTGGAAAGTAATTTATAGAAGTTTTCAAGATGCAGATTTTCAATCATATGACTTCGATACTATTAGGCAGTCGATGCTTAACTATGTTGCAAGAAATTATCCAGAAGAATACAATGATTATATTAACTCATCAGAATTTATTGCTATCATTGATTTGTTGGCATACCTAGGACAAAGTTTATCTTTCAGAATTGATTTAAATTCAAGAGAAAATTTTATTGACACAGCATCAAGAAGAGAATCTATTTTACGATTAGCAAATATGTTGAGTTACAAGCCAGCACGTAATTCTACAGCACGAGGACTTGTAAAACTTACAGCAATAAAAACAAGCGAGCCAGTAGTAGATTCAGCAGGTAATAATTTAAGCAATGTAGAAGTTCGTTGGAATGATTTGAATAATCCAAATTGGTTTGAACAATTTATTTTAGTATTGAATTCGTCAATATCAGATTCTAATCAGTTTGGTAAACCAACACAATCACAGACTATCAACAATTTAACTAATGATCTTTATAATTTTAATAATGTTAAAAATGTACAAGTATCATATCCATTCAATTCAAAAGTTAATGGTGAAAACTATACATTTGAAATTGTTCCTGCAAGATTTAACACAGCAGGCTTTATTGAAGAATCATCACCAAATCCTTTAAATTCTTTTACTACAATTTATAAAAATGATGGCAAAGGCTTTGCTAGTGAAAACACTGGATTTTTTATGTACATGAAAGAAGGTGGAATAGAATTCCAAGATTATAATTTCGATCAACCGGTACAAGACAGAACAGTTGATATCAATGTTAACGACATCAATAATACAGATGTATGGGTGCAAGAAATTAGTTCAATTGGTTTAACACAAGCCAATTGGAAAAAAGTTCCTACACTATCAGGACAAAGCGTAATATACAACAGTTTAGCATTAAGTGAAAGAAATATATTTGAAGTAAAAACAAAATTAAATGATCAGATATCTATACAGTTTGCTGATGGAGATTTTGGTAATATTCCAGTTGGACTATACCGTGTATGGTATAGATCTAGTTCCTTAAAAGGTGAAGTGGTAACAGCACAAGATATTCAAAATAAAAGTATAAGTTTTGGTTATATAAACAAAACAAATCAAAATTTTGATTTGTCATTGACATTTGGTTTAAATTATACAATTACTAATTCAGCATCAAGAGAATCAGCCGACGACATTAAATTAAACGCAGGTCAGTCTTACTATACTCAAGACAGAATGATTACCGCAGAAGATTACAATGTATTTCCTTTAACAAAGGTTGATGGAATACAAAAAATCAAAGCACTAAACAAAACACATGCAGGTCATTCAAGATTTGTTGATATTCAAGACCCAACTGGCACAGTTGCAAATGTTAATTGCATAGGTGAAGATGGTATTGCTTACAAATCGCCAAACACAACAGAAAAAGTTGTAACAGTTTTAGATAATAGTTCATATGAAAAAGTTGTTGACGAAATTGAAAAAATGATCCAAACTCAACAAATAAAGAATTTTTATTTTGATACATATAAAAAAGATATTGAATTAAACATACCATCGGGATCTGAAACATTCAAGTTTGAATCAACAGGAGTAAACTCTGCATATTGGAGAACACTACCAACAGCATCATCGAGCTTTAATGGTTACTTTACTACAGAAAACACAGGTACAAATCGTTTGGTGGCAACAGGAGCTTCTACAAACAAACACGGATATATTAGAAAAGGTTCAAAACTTGAGTTTGTTAATCAATACAGCAACGCAACAAAAATTATTTGGGCAACTGTAAAGAGTGTAGCGTCAAACGGTAATCCAACAGGGTTATCAACTGGTCCTATACAATTAACAGAAACAATACCTGCAGGATACATTCTTAGATCAGTTGTACCTCATATCAGAACAGAATTTAGCACAACAGAAAGAGCAACACTTTTAGCCCAACTAACGTCATCAACTACTACATTAACAACATTTGGCCTTGGTTATAATTATTATGATACAACATCTAAAGCGGAAGGGTGGTATGTTATTAACAACACAAATATTAATACTGCTGGCGAGTTTTCAAGTATCAATAACCCAATTGGGGGTGGTTCACCTGGTATAAGCAATGATTCAAGTTGGTTGATAAGATCTCAGTTTACAGAAAAAGGCGCAAACACAAATGCTAAATTTACATTGACAGCAAGAGGTTTAGATTATGTATTCCAATCATCAGATGATGTAAGATTTTTCTTTGTAAAAGATTACAAAACATTAGATACAAATACAGGTTTAAGTGTACAAGATAGAATTGATATACTAGCAGACGTTAACACAGCACTTGAAAAAGGAACTGGCGCAACAGCAACAGCAACTATTAGTGTTGGAGCAATTAATTCATATACAATGACAGCAGTTGGGGCAAACTACACAACTCCACCAAACGTAACAATTACTGGCGACGGAACAGGAGCAGAAGCAGTAGCAACAGTTCATAACGGATCAGTAATTTCAATTACACCAATTCAAGTTGGTTCAGGATACACATCAGCAACTGTTACATTAACATCTCCAGAACTTGGTGGTAGACTTCCAGAAGCAATTCAATTAGCAGTGGTTGATAATTTCACAGAACAAGATGGTTACATTGATAATAGAAAAGTTAAAATTGCACCTTATGATGCAGACGAAGATGGCATGCCGGATTATCCACTAGCAATGGACGATTTGATATATGATACTTCTAACACTAAAAATTATATTTTCTTTGAAAGTTATATTGAGTTTGATGGTTACACATATTATAAATTATCATCATCAGTTACTCCAGTTACAGTATTAACAAATTCAGGTATTGAATTTTTAACAACAACTAAAAAGTTTTACAATGCAGGAACATTGGTTACAACAACAGGACAACAAGGTGAGTATACAGCAACTATTGGTACAACAATTTATAGATCCAATATTGGTCGTTCTTATAAAACAGAAAATGGAACATCTAATCCAATTTTCTTCCAATGGAAGCATACTGCTCCAAGAGATCAAAGAGTAGATCCAAGTGTATCAAACATAGTTGAACTTATTGTATTAACATCTGATTACTATGATAATGTTTTAGAATGGACAGCAAACAACAGAACTGCTGATTTATTTCCAACAGAACCAAGTGTTGAATCTCTTAATACACTGTTTGCAACATCATTGAATCCATACAAAGCAATAGGTGATCAATTAATTTACACCCCTGGAAAATTTAAAAAACTTTTTGGCACAACAGCAGACTCGACACTACAAGGAACATTTAAAGTTATTAAATCTGCCGGAGCAACAATTACTGACAACGAAATAAAATCTAGAGTTTTATCATCTATTAGATCATTTTTTGATATCAATAACTGGACTTATGGTGAAAGTTTTTACTATACAGAACTATGTGCATTTATTCACAGTCAACTGTCAACTCAGATTAGTTCTGTTGTAATTGTTGGTAAAGATGCAGAATCAATATTTGGTGATTTATTTGAAATTACAAGTGAACCAAATGAATTATTTTATTCTACTGCTACAGTTGACGATATAGAAATTATTAATTCATTTACTGATCAGAATTTAAAAAAGGGGTCGTAGACAATGGCTGAACAATTTGTAGCCTCAAAACAATTACCATACGTTCTACAATCAACAAGGTTAAAAAACTTTTTTGATTCCACAGTTGATCAGTGGTTCAAAAACGAAGACAGTACATTTGAACGTGGCTTTGTTGGACAGCGTCAAGGTAGATTATTAAACACTACTAAAGATGCATATTTGCCTGAATCAACATTTGGTAGAACATATTATCAATTAGAACCAACAGCAATTGTAAGAGATGCTGACACACAAGAAATTTCATATCAAACTACATACGAAGATTTAGTAAACAAAATTAGATTTGATGGAGGAAATGTTAATGATCATTCAAGACTGTTTGAATCTAAATATTATTCATATGCTCAGCCAATTGACATTGACAAATATTTAAACTATTCAAACTACTATTGGTATCCGTATGCTGATGATTTATCTGCTGAATCAGGAGGAATATTTTCTACAATTCCTTCTAAACCAGTTGACGGATCACTTGCAAAAAGTATAACACTACCAACTGACATAGTTGGAGAAAAAACATACACAGCACCTGATGGCACAGTTTTCACAAATGGACTTCACGTTAGATTTGAAGGATCAAATGTTACAGGTTCGAGTTATCAATATTATTACACAATAAATTCTTTAAGTATTGACACAGCAGGAACAGGATATGCAATTGGTGATAATATTTTAATCACTGGTAAAACAGTTGGTAAGGTGACAACAGTTGGCGGCAGTGGAGAAATCACTAGCATCGAAATCATATCGTCAACACTCAATGACGGTGATATACCAAACACTCCTACTATTACAAGCTCGGCTGGTAGTAGCGGAATCATAAGTGCTACAACAACAAGAAAAGAAATAACATACTTTGTTGAAGGTGTTGGTTCTGAAATTAAACTTGTTGACACAAGAACATTAAGAAATGTTAGTGACAGTACTGCGGCTGTAAAAGATTATATAACAATACAACGTGGTGCTAAAGATGGTAACCTTTGGTCAAAATCAAATGGTTGGGTGCATAAAGATACACTGGAAAATTATCCATCAGTTACTACAACTTCACAAACAGATCAATTATGGGACGACACGGCTTGGGACATGACATCATTTGATGTACAGATTGCATCAGCCACATCAGCATTTACAAGATCATCTGAAAGACGTGCTTTAAGACCAATTTTAGAATTTAAACGTGATATTGAATTATACGATTATGGTTATAATCATTTAACTGATGTAACTGTTATTGAATCATTGTTAACTAAAACACAAATAGAAGGCCAGTCTGCAATTAGTATTGACGGACATGCTATACAAAACGAAGATACAATTTTATTTACAAATGCTTCAAGTCAAGACGACTATGTACAATGGGATGGCAACAGTGTATTATGGGATCACGATACTGATTCAGATGTATCAACTGGCGGTGGTGGTGGAACTGGTGGTGATGTAGGATGGGATATATCAAGTACAACATTTAACATTGGAGCAACCATATGGAAAGTTTCTGGTGTTGGATCTAGTATAGTATTAACACAACTTACATCAAATGTTAATATAAATGATAAAATTTATGTTAAAACAGGTTCTGTACACAAAGGATCTGAATGGTACTATGATGGCTATAACTGGAATGAAGCACAGAAAAAAATAAAATCTAATCAAGCACCATTGTATAATTTATATGACAATGATAAAAATCCATTAAATGATGTTGGACTATATCCTTCGTCAGACTTTGCTGGATCAAAAATATTTGGTTACAAAGAAAGTACAGGTACAAATGATACAGAGCTAGGATTTCCATTATCTTATTCAGCAGGTGTTGATAAGAGTGATATACAGTTTTGTAATTTTTTAAATGAAGATTCTTACACTTACGGCAGTAACAATATCACTGGATACAACTATTATAAACAGTTTACACATCCAGAAACAATTGCTAAAATTATTGATTATGAAGTAAATGTTAATCCAAGCAGATCCAATCAAGACATAAACAAATACTTTATCAATGGTCAAGAAGCACCAGCATTAATCTTAGTTAGAGGCAATACATACAACTTTAATTTTAATTCACCTGAATCATCTACAGCAGGATATTCAAATGCCAATCATCCATTTTATATTTCAACTGGCACGGCTTGGTCGTCAGGAGCATACACCGGAGAATATACTGGAGGTATTTCAGGATCAAGATCACACTATAGTGGATCATCATCTACATTAAAGTTTACGGTTCCTGCAAATGCGCCAGACAAGTTATATTATCATTGTGGAGTTCACAATAACATGGGTGGACAGTTTGTAATCATTGACAACGCAGTTACTACACTAGATGCCGCAACAGAAACAAATTACAAAAATGAATGGGTGGTTGATCCTAGCAGAAAACTATCTCAAAAATTAATACAAGAACATACAGTCAATAGTCAAAATATCAACGATAATATTATTATTGAAGTGATACCATCGTCAGTTCTTGATATTGAAATTTATAAAAATGGTGACAAGCAAGTGTTTGGAACTGACTACACTTTATCAAACAGTGTGAACATCAGTTTTACAACAGCATTGGTTGTTGGTGATTTTGTTAAAATATTTTATAAAACAACAAATCCAAAACCTCTTAAGTCTATCAACTATTTTGAAATACCAAAAAACTTAGAAAACAATGCTTCAAACCAAGAGCTTGGCACAGCAACATATAGTGAATTGTTTGAACATTTTAAATCTATTATTCAAAATCAAATAGGATTTACAGGGGCTGTAAATGGTAATAATAATTACAGAGATACATCACAAGACATAAGTTTAGGTTCAGTTATTTTACATCATGATACTCCATTATTAAAAACAATGGCAATCACAAACAATGCAGATCTTGATATATTAGAATCATTAAGATATACTAAAGATAGATATCAAGAATTTCAGTTAAAATTTTTAAACACAGTAAACAATATACAGAACACAAATGCTATAAACTCTTTATCTATTCCTCAAGTAGTAGATCAAACACTAACTACTTTAAACGTAGCAAAAGATTTATCTAGCCCTTATGCATATTCAAATTTAGTAGCCAGCGGAGATAGATTTATATCTGAAAGTCATACCATAACCTCAACAAACAGAACATGGGGCGGACAAAGTACTTTTTTAAATCTTAATGCTGTTACACAAGAAATTTTCAATACAGAACCAGGATTATCAATTTCTAGCACATTTGATGCTGATACTGATTATGACACTAAAGCATTGTACATTTATAAAAATAATGTTCAGCTGATTATGAATCATGAATACATTGTTGATACATCATCAAATGGAACAAAGATTATTTTCTTAGGTCGTCCTAGTGATAAACCACAAATAAATGATGTCATCACTATTCGTTATTATGAAACTAGACAACCAACTTGGATTCCTCCAACTCCGGCATCGTTAGGAATTAGCAAAATATATAAGCCTAGTGAACTTACTGATTCTACAACATACTCAAGTGGAACTAGAAATTACATACAATGTCATGACGGGTCATTAGTTTTAAAATACAACGACTCAAGAGATTCTGCCTTACTAGAATTAGAAAAAAGAATTTATAACACACTGCTTCATAGAACATCAGATCAAGATCAACTACCGTTATATGATATAAACAGTGTTATACCAAATAAATTTAATCCAACATCGTGGTCAAGAAAAGAAGTAAATGATTTGTTACGTCCAATGTTCAGCAGATGGGCAAGTGAAAACGCAATTGATTATCGTGAAAACACAGGCTATGCAGTTACAGTAACATTACAAGCAAATGCTAATTATGTTTTATCAAGTTATGTAGCGTCTGGCTATGTTCCAGCAACAAGTACTATTCCTCAAAAATTTACAGTTGGCGAAACTGTAAGAGGAGCAACAAGTGGAGCAATAGGTAAAGTTACTGCTGTCAGTACTGATACTAACACTGTTACTGTTTCTGGTGTTGTTGATGGTTTTGAAATTAATGAAGTTATACTTGGGTTATCAAGTGGCATTGGAAGGAAAGCAGATAACATTACTACTAATTGGAAAGTATTAAATTATTCATCACTTGTAGACCAAAATGGAGAAGCATTACCAGGACACTGGAGAGGCATATATCGTTGGTACTATGGTACTGATCGTCCTCACACACATCCATGGGAAATGCTAGGCTTTTCACAAAAACCAATTTGGTGGGATCAATATTACACTTGGAATAATCCTTCTATTAGAACACAACTAATATCTGATATTGAACAAGGAATTATTCGTTCGGGTATTAGAGAAAACTATTCAGACAGATCATATCTTAACTCAGACAATGTTTATAAGAAGCCTGGCTTTAGTTCTTATGTTCCAGTAGATGGTAGTGGTAATTTATTAAGTCCATTAGACATCGGTATTATTAGTTCTAATCCAACTGAGTACAATGCTCAAAAAGATTGGGTGTTTGGAGATGGTGCTCCGGTAGAACATGCGTTTGTTACATCATTGGTATATCCGTATGCTTTACAAACTTTATTATATCTAACTAATCCTGGGTCGTATGTTGAGAAACAGTGGAACATAAAAAATATTACAACTGCTGATGTAGATAAAAATCAAACTATAGATTTATCAACAGGTAAGAGAGCCAATAATATTAATTACTATGTACACACAGAAGTAGATGCTTCAAATACTAGATATTTAAGATCAGGTGTACAAAACTTTATATCTGATTATGTAATATCAAAAGGAAACCAAATAAACACTACATTTGGTAATGTGATTAGAAATATTCAATCTAACTTAATGTATAGATGTGGTGGATTTATTGATACAACAAAATTAAAAATAGAATCAGAAGCATATGATTCTACAAGTAGAAGCACAAACATTATTATTCCACCAGAAGATATTAATGTTAATTTGTATAGTGGTGCTAGTATTCAAGAAGCATCGTACAGTGCTGTGATTGTTCAGACAGTTGATGGCGGATATAAACTTTATGGCTATGACGTTACAAATCCGTTCTTTAAAATATACAAACCGTTGGCAAACAGTTCAGGTTATTCTGTAAGAGTTGGCGGAGTTGATATATCACCAGCACAGTATACTACAGGTATAATGTATCACAAAAATGAAGTAGTTGAGTACCTTGATGTTTACTTTCAATGTACAGTTCCTCACACTGCTTTATCATCAGACACAGCACCCAATGAAGCATATTGGAGAAAAATATCTGTGCTTCCACAACAGGGTGGAACAGAAGTAAAGAATTACGCACAGTACGATTACAGTCAATCATATGATGTTGACTACGGGACAGTATTTAAAACACGTCAAGAAGTATATGATGTTCTTGCTGGTTATGGTAAATTTTTAGAAGAAAATGGTTGGATGTTTGATGTTCACAATTCTGATTTAGGAGAACAATTAAACTGGAATTATTCTGCTAAAGAATTTTTGTTTTGGAGTCTAGGTACATGGAAACAAGGTGATTTTGTTACATTAAGTCCAAGTGCTTCACAATTAAAATTTAAACCAAAAACAGGAGTAGTTCAAAGTTTATCAGAAATAGTAAATGGCTCTTATAGTGTTATCAATAAAGAAGGGTTTGGTCTTGATACAAATAAAATTTCTGTTATTAGAGAAAGTGGAGAAGTTACAATTTCTCACAAAAGCGGAATTGGTATATATGGCTTAAGATTGTTTGTAAAAGAAACAGAACACACTATTACAATAAACAACAGCACTATCTTTAATGATACCATTTACAATACATTATTAGCACAACGACAACCACGTGTTAAAATTTCTACAGTAAGAACTGGTAAATGGAACGGAAAACTTGAAGCAGATGGTTTCATAATAAATGGAACATCACTAATTAATAATTTTGAAAAATCTGTAAACGACACACGTTTCTTATATGATATTGATGCTGAAAAAGTCGATACTGATTTTAGAGATTCGGCAATGCATGTAATTGGATATCAAGAAAGAGATTATCTAACCAATCTTGGTATATCAAAACGTAATCAAGTTAAATTATATCAAGGTATGATTAAACAAAAAGGTACAACAAATGCTATCGATAGATTGTTACGTTCAACAACAGTAAGCACAGATCAATCGTTTGATACTTTTGAAGAGTGGGCATTTAAAGTTGGCGAATTTGGATCAACAGCATTTAACCAACAAATTGAATTAAAATTACAAGCCAAAGATGTTGTAACTGATCCATTGTTATTTGAATTTGTTTTACCAACAGACAATGTAACACCAAGTGGTTATGATATCACAACTGATGAAATTGTAACTATTGATATCGATGACACAACTCGTTGGTTGAAAAAACCAACAGGCGAAAAAACACTTGCCAATTTATGGCCAACTACATCAACAGTAAGTTCAAACATACCATCAGCAGGTTACGTACACTGGAGTGACTCAACGTACCAAGCATATGATTCGACAGCACTTGACAATGTTTATAACACACAGACAGGTAATGTTGCTGTGGGTTCAACTGCGTGGGTAGCCAAAGATGTTGAGGGTGGTAAAGATTGGAACGTTTACAAGTTATATGATATTGGAACAAAGATTGATAATGTAATATCGTTTGGTGATGCCAACACGGCCATGAAAATCACTGTAGACGGTACTGGATCAATACTTGGTTCAAGTAAAAAAATTATATTACATAAAACATACGACAGCAGTGGAACACTGGTGATTGACCCAACAGCATGGGGTACACACACATTAACATTGAACCCAGCCGCTGGATCAGAGTCTACAGTAACTATTCCATTTGGTAATGTAGCAGGATCAGGGGCTTCTCTAGCAGTAGGCAATATTGCTGGAACAGTTAATTCAGTTTCATCGTCAGGCGGTACTGGTTTTGCTGTAGGAGATGTAATCACATTTACTGGAACATCTGGCAGTGGTGCTTCAGCAACAGTGGCTAGTGAAAATGCAGGTGCTCCGACATCATTAACTCTTAACAGTGGTGGTTCAAATTATTCTGCGGCACCAAATGGATTTAGTGTTAAAAATTCTACTGGAACAGTAAAAGTATTAGGAACAGATTATACAGCACCAACATTTACGTTTACTGGATCAGGAACTGGCGGTGTGTTTGGTGAAATAAAAGATTTAGTTATAACGAGTGGTGGTACCAATTATCAAGCACCAGCAATAGTTATTATAAAATCAAATGGATCAAGTATTACAATACCAACTAGTGAAATAACTGTTGGCAGTGGTACTATAACTGCTGTTAGTGTGCCAACGTATAATGCATTGAGTTTCCTTAATCAAGGATTCAGTTCAGGTATTACATCAACAGCAACAGGTAGTATTACTATAAAAGACACAAAATCAAATTATATAATAAATTTAAATAACCAACTAACTAAGGTCCATGCACTTGGAACTTTAACTGCTAACGTAACTACAGCATGGGATGGTACAGCACCATCAGTGGTTATTGAATCATGGGACGGATCAACTGCAACAACATTGTATACTATTCCAACTACTAACTTACAATCAGTTGCTTCGTCAAACATTTCAGCAAGTGGGTCGGTAACTGACAATTCAAATGTAACTGTTAGAGCAAATGTTTCTGTATCGTCTGCAACGACTGGTAATGTTAATATTGCTCTTAACTACACAACAAAACAATATGATATTACTAAAGTAGATGGCACTCCAGAGTTTGTGACCAAAGCAGATAACACAACAATTAATTCAAGTGGCATACAATTATTTGATTGGAAAGATATAAGATTAAATAATGTATTAGACACAGCAACTATATCGACAACTGTAAGTAATACATTACAAAACTTTTTAACAGCAACAACTTTAAATTCATCAGTGTGGTCAGAAGGTGATCTTGTTTGGTTAGATGATGACTCAACTGGTAAGTGGGGTGTGTATAGATTTACAGCAAATTCATCAATCATATCAACATATAATACAATACGTGGCACAGAGTCAACAGCAGTATCTCCAGCATATGGCGGAACATGGATACTGCATAGTGGTGTTGATTATAGTGATGCTACTCAGACTACAGCAAGTTATTTTGCAAATACAAAACGTAGACAATCAGATAAAGTTGTTACTGACCAATTTGAACAAGCAGTATTGTATGATGACAGAACAAACAAGGTTGAGTTATCACTGGTACCATATGATCCTGCAAAAGATATATTACCTCCAACAGCAGATAGAGAAATAAAATATAAATCTGAAATTGATCCAGCAATATATAACAATCATTCTGATACAAATCAAATCAGTACCAGCAAACCATGGATGGAAGAATATGTTGGTCAAGTATGGTGGGATTTATCAACAGTAAGATATATTGATTATGAATCGCATGACAATGCTTATCGTAGAACATATTGGGGTAGATTATTTCCAGGAGCAACAATTGACATTTATGAATGGGTATCTTCAACAACATCACCAACAAACTATACAGGTACTGGCACAGTTAAATCAACAACTGATTATGTCACAAAAACTGAAACAAATACATCCACACTGGCACAAACAATAACATATTATTATTGGGTTAAAAATGTTACAACGGTTCCTGCATTACCAAGTAGAACACAAGATACAGCAACAGTGGCTAGTGTTATTACATCACCAATTATACAAGGATTAAATTATTTTGCACCAATTTCACAAAATGCAATTTCAATTGCAAATGTATTAGATTACACCACAAAAGAAAACACTGTGCTACAATTAAATTACAGAAAACGTAATTCAAATGATAAAACAAATTCTAAACATGCACAATGGTTGTTAATTAAAGAAAATTATCCAAATGCACCAATACAAGATCAAATTTGGAATAAGATGATTGATAGTTTGGTTGGTTTCGACAAATTAGGAAACACTGTTCCAGATATGTCATTATCACTACATGATAGATATGGTAACAAAGTAAGACCAAGACAAAGTTGGTATAAAAATTCAAAAAATGCTAGAAAAGTTTTACACGAAGCATTAAATTCTATAACAACGTTATTAAATCTTGATGTAAATCATTTTGGATGGAATGATACATTAACAACTGCAAACTACTATGAAAAAACAAACTGGTATTATAATACTTCATACAGTGACGACACAGTAATAGATCGTATTGTTGATTACTATACTGATATAGATACTAGTGTATTATCTGAAAATGATGTTGTAAAAGTTAACAATGGATATAATTCAAAGTGGGAATTATGGCAATACACTGATGCTGATTTCTTAACAGGTACATCAACAACTTATGACTCAACAAATTTATCACTAGTAAGAATTGGTTTACAAACAGCAACAGCAAAATTAAAAACAACAGTTTACACTGAATCAGATTCAACAGCAATGGCAACAGAACTTCGTGCTTATATCAAAGCATTAAAAGACAATGTATTAATTTCACAAAATCTAAAATATCAAAATGTTTTATTGTTTGCTATGATTAGATACGTTAATAGTGAACAAACACATGTTGATTGGTTATTTAAGTCAACATATATGAACGTTATTCAACAAGACACAGCATTAACACAAAAAGCATCATTTGAAAAAGATCCATTTGATGATGTTAAATCATACATTGAAGAAGCAAAACCATATCGTTCTAAAATTAGAAACTTCTTAAGTAAAAAATCACCTGTAAGAGAAAATGCCAATATGGCTATGAGTGATTTTACCAACTCAAGTGATTATACATTGAATTCAAATACTTTACAAACTGTAAATCCAACACCAAAAGTTAATACCAAATTAGCATTTGATAGAATAAGCACATCAATAACATTAGTATCACCAACTATTAATATTATTAATGCATGGACAACTAGTGCGGCATACACAGCAGGAGTAAAAGTAAAATACAACGGTGGTACATGGCAGTGTAATGAAAATCACACTGCTGGAGTATTTGTTAATGATGTACAATCTGGTAAATGGCAACACATAAATTTTGAACCAACAACCGAACCAACTGATGTTGCAAAAATTAATGCTGTGAAATCAGCAACTCCGATATCTACACAAGTTGATAGGTTAGCCAAATATTATTATGCGACAGAACTTGCCACATTAGATACAGCAAATGTAACAGCAGTAAGTTCTTTTGTTTCTACACTTGCAGATAATATTGGATACTATAAAGATTTAGATCTTCAATCAATTGGCTTTAAAGTTAACAGAGATAGAATTGGACAAGAGCTAACAACTTTTGCTTGGGACAGTTTAGATTGGGACGCAACAGCAGTTGGATCAAATCCTACAATGGGATATGATTTTAATTCATTACAAAATTGGTATGATTCGAAATTTGTTCAAACGTCAAATGTTTGGGCAGTAAATATTGCATACACAAAAGATACGTTTGTCAAACACAATGACTTGGCTCACTTTACAGCATGGTCGGCCGCAACAAGTTACACAGTTGGTGATATTGTAAAACATGACAATAAAGTTTATGTTGCAAATGTAACACACAAAAATTTAACAAGTGAAACGATACTACAAACATCACGTTGGGACTTGATTGATGATTTAATTTATTATACAAATATAGATCACACTTCTACAAATTCAGCAACAGGATTTAAAACTGATTATGATGCTGGTAAATGGATACTAGTACAGTCACAACTTGACTCGGCAGGATTTGCAAGACCACAGCATGATCCTTATCCAGAAGAACTTGCACCAGTTACTCCAAGAGAGTCATTAATGATCACAGTTAAATCATATGAAGGTGTAACTGGGTCAGCACCAAATTATGTAGGCAGTGGTGACTTTGCACAATACAAAGTACATTATACTCCATATGGTACCGTTGAATATTTGAGAGATAAATTTATTGATAATTCAGGTACACCAAGTTCAACAGATGATCATACAACACTAAATGGAGCAATATACCAAACATCAAACACAATAACAGTTTCTGATGCAACTAAATTACCAACACCAAAACAAGTTGGAAATGAAATTGATAACAAAGTAACTGATAAACCTGGTGTATTATGGATTGGTACTGAAAGAATCGAATACAGCAAAGTTAATGGTAATGTGTTGAGTGATATTGTACGTGGAACACATGGAACAACCATACAAGATCATGCAACAGCAACGGAAGTATACAGTGGAGATACTCATATACCAAATGCTGGTACAAAAGGCTTTTGGAACGATACAGGCGTAATACTAGTAGATAGTACCACAGAACAAGCAAATTACCTAACAAATAGTGAAAACATAGTAGATTATGTAATAGGTGATTATGTAACGCCTGAGGATTATGTGGAATGATAAATATTAAGGAATAGGTAGAAATTATGGCAATTACAAAAAGATTAGTTAAAGGGTCAGCATTAACCCAAACAGAGCTTGACGCAAACTTCACTCATGTTGGAGGAGACGGCACATACCAATTCCCTTCAACAAAAGGAACAACCAAACAAATTTTAAGAATGAACAGTGGTGCTACAGCACTTGAATA